GCATGCGTACCTGGAGGCCCCATTCACTTACCGTCTTAGCCTAGGCTAGGTAAGATTTATGAATGGAGCACAGCGGAGGCACACGCCCTCTCACGGATCAGGAAATACCTGTCCGTCTTACGACTCCTAGAAAGGAGCCGCCCAGCCGATTTTTACCTGGACGATATCGGCACGTCCGTAACGCTCCAAGTGCTTCACGTCAAGAGGTTCAACCCTCTTTGTGATCAGACACTTGGCTAGAGCGGGGATTCCCTCGATGTAACTCTCGGGAGTTTTCCCTCTGACAATCCAGCCCCTCACAAGGGGGACATGGCGGTCAGGGTCCCAGCCATTGCCACCAGGTCGGTGACATACGCTGATTCGCCCTAGTACGTTGCTGCTCTCTTCTACCACGGGGTACAAATCCGTGATGGCCCGAATCCTTACATCAAGGAAAGAGGCGGTCGCCCAGTAGCCAGCTAAGTAAAGCTGATTACGAAGGCTTACCAGAGATACAAAGCGACGCGCGTCTCGAGTGTTAACTGGGAACGTTTCACGAACACGGATAGGTGTAACATCCTGTCCACGAAACGCATCCAAGCCGCATGACTCTCGGAATTCACCATTCCAGAAGCTCTTGTCGCCGTTGACTTTCAACCCGAAGGTCTCGAGCCACTCGGCAACACTCGAAGCATAGTGTGTGGGGACAACAATATCATCCCCATACACTCTGACTGACTTGGAGAGACGTTTAATATCTCTCTGGGTCAGACGATGTCCATTCTGCGACTGGATCGCCAGGAAGATGACGGTGGTAAACACCATCGCCTCCACTGGAAAAGTCAGCGCAGACCCCATAGACGCGAACTTGCTAAGAGGGATCGCCCCTTTCGCAGGTACGTCTGCCTTCGTGCTTCTGCACGCCTGTACCGCATTGGACAGGGTTGGGTAACTCTTGAAAAGAGTCTCAACAAGCAGATTGGAGACACGGTCACTGGCCTCAGAAAGGTCCAGCGTGGCATAGGCCCCTGTAAGGGAGCCAAGCCTGGCGAACTCTCGATTTTCATCTTGAGAACGCACACCAACGAGTCGGAAGGGACCTTTTTCAAGGTTATCCACCAACTCAATCGAGATAGCCTGTTGGCAGTATTGCAT